ACAGCCATTAATTAAAAATGCTTCCGACGCAACTGTAATTGTTCCATTAATTAAAGAATATCTAGACGTAGCAGTTAAAAACGATGACCAATTGGTTAAGTTAACTGCTATTGTTCAACGATACATTTCAACTAAACAGACGATATCTGGCGATGATGGTTTATTAAGCGCTGAAGAAAAAGAAGAATTATTGCGTATTGCAGATTCTACGTTTTCTACAGAATTAGAATCTGAAATTACTAAATTAAATTCTGAAGCTGCTACAATTAAAGAAACTATTCTTAAACGAGATGAACAATGAATAATGAAGCAAATGTAAATAATATTAATCTGTGTGTAGCTGAAGTTATTGATTCTGCACCATTAGATACGTATAAGTATAGTCAAAATTATTATAATTTATTTTCTATTACGGCACGAATCGATGGGTATGTGAATAAGCCGGTAATAACTGCTAAGCCAGCAAATGCCAACATGAAAAAAATACCATTAATTGGAGAAATGATTTTATTATTCCAATTAAAAAGTAGTGTACCATCAAATGAAACGTATGGACAAAATCAATGGTATTATTTAACAACGATAGACATTGTTTCATCAGTTAATCACAATGTATTAACCGGATATACCAGCAACGAAGAACAACAACAACAAGTTGGTAAATCTTTTACTGAAAAATCAATTTCACCAATTCAACCATATGAAGGTGATGTTATTCTAGAGGGTAGATTTGGTAATAGTATTCGTTTTAGCAGCATCGTGCAAGGAGGATCATTATACACAATATCACAACAAAGCAAAATTAGTGGAGAACCTGGCGATCCTATAATTATGTTATCTAATGGTCGTAACAATAAACCAGCAAAAGAATTTATACATGAAGACATCCAATTAGATGCATCTAGTTTGTATTTAACATCTAAACAATCAATACCTGGATTAAAATTAAGTTATCCATTAACAAAGGGTGGTCCAGCTGCGTCATTTAATAAGTCTCAATTAATCGGTGTAGCAGATCGAATTGTATTGTCTGCAAAAACCGATGTTGCGGTAATTGATGCTAAATTAGGAATTGAAATTAATTCGTCTGATATCAGATTTGGCCAATCTACTACCAAAGAACCTATGTTACAAAGCACAGCTGTTTTAGAATTATTACAGATTATCATACGAACAATTCAATGTGGGTTTAAAGATTCTAGTGGTATAATTTGTACACCAATAAATAAAGAATTAAACAATACCGGAAATATTACTAAATTATTTAAAGAATCTATTAACAAAAGAATGTTAATGGATGTCTGGAAAGCATAAGTTATGGCGTTAGGAACAGGAATTCCGGCAAAGGCAGTAGAAAAAATTATACCACTATTAGTTAAACAAATGAAAGGTTTGAGTAAACTAATTGGTAAATTAAAACAATCAATTGCTTCAATACCACCGGGAGCTAAATGTAATGATCCTTCTATTAAACAATTAAAAAAGAATCTAGAAAAACTAAAAAAATTAATTGCTAATATACGTAAAATTTTAAAAAGTTTAGATAAGATTAGAAAAGCTATTAATATTGCTGCGGGTATCGCAGCTGCAATTTCTATTGTACAATTAATTATTCCATTACCACCATTTGCACCACCAGGCCCGATTGCTAAATTAATAAAAATTGTAGGTGATCTAGCTTCTAACTGTAAATCTGCGGTACTAGCATTAGCAGGAATATTAGCTGCAGCTGATTTAATAATATCATTAGCCGATGTTGTTTTAGCTGATGCACTAAAGGAAATTAGTAATAAATGTCCAAATGAAGCAATTCAAGCAAATGCAAGTACAGCTCAAAAAATTGCGGATGATGTTAATCAAAATTTAATTGACCAAGGAGTAATAGATTCAAATTCAATATCTAATAACAGCGGAATTAATGGAAATGGAGATTTAGCAGGTGCTGATGGTGCAATAACTTCAGTTGACAAAAATCGTGGTGTTGTTGCGTCACCTAGATCTGCTAATATATTTACAAAAGTACCATCGGTTACGGATGGTAATGGGAATGGCGCTTCTTTTGATATAACTATAATTAACAATCAATATTCATCAATTAACGTTAATGATGCTGGATCTGGGTATGAAGAAAATGATCAGATAATTATTAGAGGTAATTTATTAGGAGGTACTAGTCCAGCAAATGATTTATCTTTGAGTGCAACGGGAGTATACCAACAATCAACAAATGGATTAATATCTAGATTAGGTCAATATGATAGTATATTTTATACTAAGTATAATGTAGATGGCGAAGATTTAGTAAAATTGGAAGATGATGTTAATGATTTAGTTGATGAAGCTAGAAATATATTAACTAACTTAATAGAAGCGCCATCTAGAGCATATATTGAATTTACGCCACCATCTGCTAAGGTTGGTTATGAAGGTGATTATTATATAGATTTAACTAATCAACTTGTATATGGACCAAAACCGTCTGATGAATCGTGGGGACAAGGATCAATTTATTAAAACTATAATATTTATAATAAATAATAATATAATACATTATGAATTCAAAACAGTTAATAGGTTTGTTAAAACAAGCAGTACGAGAGGTTGTTAAAGAAGAATTAACAGAAATTCTTCGCGAAGGTTTACAATCTACAATTACGGAGATGAAACAGCCTAAGTTTAATGCAACTAAACAAACGTCGAAATCCGAAACAGTACGTGTTGCACCAAAAATGGTTTCAGAATCTGGTAAGAAATCTAAAGTACAATTTACTGACAATAAATGGGCATCGATTCTCAATCAAACAGATATGCTAGTAGAATCAAGTACTACTAGTTATTCTGATTTAATGAATGATGAATATGAAACTATGAGTTTTAATTCACGCGATGCACAAGGATTTGGTATGACTCGTCAAAATGCAAAATCTACCACATCATCTCCTGCGGTAATGGAAGATCCGGAAACTGGTAAGGTATATGAAGTGGCACCAGAAGTGCAACAAGCATTAACACGTGATTATTCGGCATTAATGTCGGCTATAAATAAAAAGAAAGGCTAATTCATGGGATATGAAATAATATCGTCAGCTGACGCAGTTACTGATAGTAATGCAATATATGGTATCGATTTTAAATTCAATACGTCTGGTGTATTTGAACCGATGAAAACAACAATTAAACAAGTACGTGCTAATTTAAAAAATTTATTATTAACACAACTTGGCGAACGATATTTTTTGCCCGAATTTGGATCTGAACTTCTAGAAGTATTATTTCAGCCAAATACCGATGAATTAAAACCTATTATACAAGATATAATATTTCGTTCCGTACAAAAATGGCTGCCATATTTAGGTGTTAATGTTGATATTACTACTGCAGATGATGACCCTAGATTAACAGATGCGGTTCGTGTTACGGTTCGCGGGTTTGTAGATGATCTTACATTAGATCCAATCGTAATATTTGCATCACCAGATGGATTAACAGTAACCGGGGATAGTAATTAATATAGACAATTATCATGGCAAACACAATAAAAGATATTTCATATTTATCAAAAGACTTCGGTCAGTTTAGAAAAAACTTAATAGATTTTACTAAACAATATTTTCCAACTACATATACAGATTTTAATGAATCATCACCTGGTATGTTATTTTTGGAAATGGCTTCATACATTGGAGATGTTTTAAGTTATTACGCTGATAATAATTTAAAAGAATCATTTTTACATCAAGCAGAAGAACGAGGAAATATATTTGATATAGCAAGGATGTTAGGATATAGCGTAAAAAACGTAGTACCAGCATCCGTAACATTAGATATATTTCAATTAATACCAGCAATTGGATCGGGAAATAATGTACGACCAGATTATGATTATGCATTATCTATAAAACCAGGTATGATTGTTAAACAACAATCTGGTCCTGCAAAATTTAGAGCATTAGATTCTGTTAATTTTGAGTTTTCATCATCATTTTCTCCAACTGAGGTTACGGTATATGAAGTTGATGATGTTACTAAATTACCTATTTATTATTTATTAAAGAAACAGGTTAAGGCTATTTCTGGTGATGTCAAATCGACTACGTTTTCATTTACAGAACCAATACCATATGATAAAGTAGCTTTAACTGATAGTAATATAACAGAAATAATTTCTATTACCGAATCTGATGGTGATTCGTGGTACGAAGTTCCATATTTAGCACAAGATAGTATATTTGAATCTATACCAAATTTAGTAGAGAATGATCCAGAATTATCTCC